TCCCGCCAGGGTGCCGAAGACGGCATCTCCGGTGAGCGTCGTCGAGCCGCCGGCGGCGGGAGCGTCCGCGACGCTGGTCGTGAAGGTCGCCGCGCCAGCCAGGCTCGAGCTGCCGCCGTCCGCGGGGGCGCTGGCGACGAGGGTCGAGAAGGTGGCGGTGCCGCTGAACGCGGACGAGCCGCCGTCCGCTGGGGCGCTGGCAGCCGTGGTCGTGAACGTCGCGGCGCCGGCGAACGCCGTGGAGCCGCCGTCGGCCGGAGCCGTGGCGACGCTCGTGGCGAAGGTGGCCGCCCCGGTGAGGCTGGTGGATCCGCCGTCCGCGGGTGCCGTGGCGACGCTCGTGGCGAAGGTGGCGGTGCCCGTGAAGCCGGTCGCACCGCCGTCGGCCGTGGAGTCACCGACCAGGGTGGTGAAGGTGCCGTCGACCGACCCTGAGGCGGCGACGAGCTCCATGATGAAGTCGACGCCCGCGCCCGTGTTCGGTCCGGTTGCCGTGCGCTGCTGGGATCCGGCGGCCACGTCGGCGAGCGACGACTGCACCCACGCCGACGCAGCGGAGGAGTGGTTCGACTCTCCGACAAGGGTGTCGGCGAACGCCGAGTAGCCGCCACCACTGCGGTCACCGAACCCGGACTCGATCCACGACCCGGCGCTGGTGAAGGTCTCGGTGTCCTTCGCCGTCGACGACGGAGTCTGGACGCCGAAGTGAGCATCCTCCGAGGCGACGCCCTCGCGAGCCCACGCCACCCACACGGCGTTCGTGAGCGGCGTGAAGTCGATGTCCTCGGTCGACGGGTCGACGCCGGCGTCGTGAGTCTTGGCGTACAGGTAACCCCACACCGACGGGCCGGTGCCGTCCTTGAGCCCAGCGGGCGACAGCAGCGTCCAGCCGCTCGGGGTGACCGCGACCGGGTCGACGTCGGTGCCGGAGCAGTGCGCGACGACCCAGATGTAGTTCCGGGCCCCGTCGACGGTGGAGGCGAGGGTGACCGTCATGGTCGCCACCGAGTAGCTGTTCGGTGTCCCGCCGGTCTGCACGGTGCCCGAGGCGGTGATGCCGCCGGTTGGGAGGTCGGCAGCGAGGTCGTCGTCGAACCAGCCCTCGAGCGTGAGGGCGGGGTCCCACCAGCCCTCGATGGTGGCGGTGGGGTCGTAGACGAGCCGCATCGCCTACCCCCTGGGTTAGAGGACTTCCTGGTAGTAGACGACCGAGCCGGCCTTCGCGACGATCGCCGAGGAGGCGACCTCGGACGCGAACCGGGCGATGACGTTGCCGGACGCGGTGGCCTCGTAGAAGCCCTCCACGACGGCGATGTTCCCCGCCGTGGCTGCGCTCGTCGCGTTCGACGCCGCCGGAACGTCGTGCGCGGTGAGGCCGCTGTTGACGGTCTCGGAGGTAGTGGTCAGCGAGTACGACGACCGATACCGCATCGTGCCGCCGGGGCCGCTGATCGACCAGCGCGAGCCCGTGGTCGTCGCAGCGGCCGTGTACTGGATCACGAACCGGAACCAGTACTTCTTCCCCGACGTGACCGCGAACGACAGGCCGGTCACGTCAGCGATCGTGTTCGCCGTGCCGTTGTTGTTCGTCACGTCCGAGGCGAGCACCGCCACCGACTGCGCCGACGACGTCGCGTTCGCGCCCTGGTTCTGGGAGGTCTTCACCGCCCCCGTCGACGCGAGCACCTGAAACCCGACCCCATCGAGGTACTGGATCGTCTCCTGCGCGGCCAAGGTCACGGAGAACACATCGACCGCGGTCGTGCCGTCCGTGTGCCGCACGGTGACCACGTTCGACGTCGAGGCGTGCGCGTTGCGGATCAGCAACGTCTGCACGTTCCGGTACGTCGACGCGGCCGGCGACGTGACGATATCCGTCGTGGTCGCCGTCGTGATCTCGGTGTTGTCCCGGACCGGCGTGATCACCCCGGCCGCGCTGTCCAAGTACGTGGCATGCACCTCGAGCGGCGCCGTGGTCGTGGTGACGACCTGCACCTTGTCCGACGTGCTCGTGAGCAGCAGCATCGCTACGCCGCGGTGATCTTCAGCGTCGGCGCAGGCAGGTCCACCGTGAACGTCCCCGCCGTCGAGGTGATGTCGGAGGCCTCCGTGCAGTACGCGAGCAGCTCGTCCGCCGACGCAGCACCACCGCGGGACTTGTAGATCACCGCGGTCCGGGCCGTGATCGTCGAGGACGGCCACGTCGGGTCCGTCCACGAGATCCGCACCTCGTTGGTCGCGGTGTCGTAGGTGACCGACACGCCCGCCAGGGTTGCCCCGCCGGCGGTGTAGCCGGTGCCCACGACCTCGTTCGTGACGTCGTCACGGAAGTTGTGGGTGTCCTGGTTCGGGGTGTAGGCCGACGTGGTCAGGATCATCTTGAACGTGTCGGTGTCGAGGTCGATCGCGCCCTTGACCACGTTGGCGAGACCCTCGCCGTACCACTTCCAGGTGCCTGCCATGGTGGTGCCTTCCTACTGCGGGGGGACGTGGGGTGGGACGGTCAGGCGGTCTGCTGCGGCTTGGTGCCGCGGCCACGGGCCGTCTTCGGTGCGGCCGCGGCGCGCGCCTCACCCGCGGCCTGGTAACCACGAAGCGCCAGCTGCTCGTCGACCTCGGCGACCCGGTCGGCTCGGCCGTATCGGTCGTATCCCTCCCGCTCAACGAGGAGTGCGGCGACGTCGCCGTCGGTGTTCTCGGACATGGCGTGCTCCTTGTCAGGTGTCGTCGGTCGGACCTGGCCAACGCCCCCACTCCTCGACCGCGTAGGGCCGAGGAGTGAGAGCGACGGTCAGGATCAGAACGTCGGGGTGACGAGGCCGGTGCCGTTCACCTTCTGCGCGTGGGTCACGCGGGTGAAGAGGAACGCGAAGTAGGCGTAGACCACCAGGTCCACGCCCAGGCTCTTCGCGCTGGTCTGCTCGGCGCGGATCAGGACCGGCGCGTTCGGGTCCTCCCAGATGTGGGACTCGGCCTGCGAGACGAAGTAGATCTCGTCCTCGTTGGTGCCGGCCCCGAGGTTCGTCGCGATGTTGTTGTCGACGATGACCGGGGTGCCCGACGGCAGGATGCCGCGGAACCCGTTGCCGTACCGCTCGGCGTAGTTCTGGCCGGCGGTCTGCGCGCCCGCGCCGGGCTGGCCGAACAGCGGCCAGGTGCTGGTGAGCTGGCTCTGCAGCCAGTACCAGCGACGGGAGTGCATGACCGCGACGACGTCGCCCGGGTGGGCGTTGAGCATCGCGGCCTCGACGGCGGCCGGGCCGGCGAGGAGCTTGGGGTAGAGCTCCGCGGCGGTGGGGGTGCCGTCGGTGTAGGCGATCGCCGCGGCGACGTTGGTGAGGCCGACGGTGGCCTTGTTGAGGATGATCGAGTCGAGGTTCGCCCGCTGCGCGGAGATGAGGTCCTCGATGATCGTGTCCTCGACGCCGACACCGCGCTCGGACGCCTGGCGGGACACCGTCTGCGAACCGGCCGAGGTGAGCACCGCGGGGGAGAGCAGGGTGTCGTCGGCGTTGGTCTCGGACACGGCCGAGTTCTCCGACGTCTGCTCCGCCGCCGTGGTGCCGGTGGTGAGCTTGCCGATGTTGACGGTCATGCCGACCTCGGGGAGGTCGTGCGACCGCATCGCGTCGGCGAGCGGACGGTCCGCGCGGGGCAGGCCGGCGAACGCGTCGACGAGGTACTGCGGCACGACGATGCCGGTGAAGGCACCCGTGCCGACGGCGCGGAGGTCGAACTGGTCGGCTCCGCGCTCGACGGTCTCCTCGTGGGTGTGGCGCGAGATGCGCTCACGGGCCCCGAAGTCGCCCTGGAACGCGGCGACGACGTCGGACGCGAAGCCCACGCCGCGGCGGTCCTTTGCGGGGTTGTAGGTGCGCTCCTCGGCACCGACACGGGCGACCTCGTCGTAGGCGGGGCCGCGGGTCTCGGTGGGCGTGATGGTGGCGGCGCGCTCGGCGGCCGCCTCGTCGGCGGCGTCGTCGGCACGCAGCTCGGCGATCTCGATGTCGAGAGCGCCGATCTTGCCGTCGAACGTGCCGACGCTGGCGCGCAGCTCCGTGACGACGGCGTCGTCGCGGGTCTCCGCGGTGAGTGCGTCACGCAGCGACGCGGACGCCGCGTTGCGCTCGGCGACGAGAGCGGCGCGAGCCTGCTCCCGCTTCGCGATCAGTTCCTTGAGAGTCACTGGAGGACTCCTTCCGGCATGGCTGAGCCACGCCTGTCGTGGGTGATGTGGTGGTGCGTCACCTGCGACTGGCGGTGCCCCTGGCCTTGGCGGGGGGTCCTACGGGTCGTGCGGTGTCACCCGCTCGTGAGCGGGAAGTCGTCAGACGATCGGGGTCGTCATCTCGTCGTCGATGAAGGCGCGGCGAGCGGACAGCGGGACGACGGCCTCGCCGCCGAGCCGGACGCGCGTCGACCCGTCGACGCGGCCGCCGGCGGCGCGGAGCCCGCTCGAGGCGGCCGGGTTCGCGCCGAAGTTCACCGCGGACACGTCGCCCCGCTCGAGGTCGACGGCCTCGATGCGGTACTCGGTGTAGTCCGGGGACCAGCGGCCCGAGTCGATGCGGAACTTGAACGACGCCTCGGCCAGGTCGCCACGAGCCAGCGCCATGAGCATGTCGCCGACGTCGGTGCGCTTCGGGTCGACGTAGGCGTCGTAGCGCAGCCCCGTCTCGTCCTCGAGGAGGTCGAGGGTGTCGTTGCGAGTCGACGCCATGGAGGCGCCACCGCCGCGGCCGTGGTTGAGCGCGAACTCGACGACGGGGTTCGCGGCCAGCGTCTTCGCGAAAGCGCCGGCGGACACGACCTCGCTGTACGGCCCGAACATGTCGTACATCTCGTAGGCCGACTCGGTGACCGACGCATAGCCGCCGATCTGGACGACGGTCAGGCCGTTGCGGGTCTGCTCGCGGGCCTCGAACGGCGCGATGCGCACGAGGACCGCGCCGCGGCGCAGGCCCGGGTCGGTCGACATGCATCGCTCGGCCGGGCGGGCGGCCTGGGACGGATAGCCGGCGGCGCGGGCGACCGCGGCGGCCTTGAGCTCGTTCATGAGGTCGATCCCTTCGTGACCTGGGTGGGGGTGGTGCTGCCCTTGCCGAACAGGCGATCGAACTCGGCGAGCTGCTCCTCTGTGAACGGCATCCGGTTGTCCAGCGCGCGAGCCTCGGACGGCGCGACCTGACGGGACTCGATCTGCTTGGCGAGCATCTCCGTGCGTGCGGCCGGGTCCATGCGCAGCAGGGCGTCGGTGTTGAGCTTCACGAACCGGGGCGCCGCGGTGGTGGCCGAGAGGCGGAACTCGCGGCGGGCGATCGCGGGGCCGAGGTTGATGATGAGCAGCTGCAGGTTCCGCTGCGTGATGTTGGCGTAGGTCATCGACGAGCCCTTGACCATGCCGTCGATGATGTCCGCGGGGACGCCGGTCCAGCGCGAGGCCTCGACGACGCCGAACTCCTGGGTGTCGATGAAGCCCTGCTGCGACGCCGCCTCGGCCGCCATGTCGAACTCCCAGTCGGAGCCCGTGACGAACAGGTCGCGGTTCGCGACCGCGGCCTTCCACTTCGCCTTCGCTGAGGCGATGACGTCGTCCTGCAGTGCGCCGAGCTTGGTGTGACGCAGCGACCCGATGGGCTGTGCGCCGGTGGAGAACCAGTCGAGTGCGAACTGCTGCGCGGATAGCGATGCGCCCAGCGACCAGGCCGCGTAGGCGATCATCGACAGACCGACGGGCATGCCGGCCATCAGGAACTGCTTCTCGTGCCAGATCTCGTCCGGCTCGTACTTGTGGCCGTTGACTCGGTATCCGACGACCTTGGAGCCCTTCGCGCGCACGATGACGCTCGACGCGGCGAGCGGCTCAACCACGGCCGGCTTCCCCGCGGCGTCCCGGGCCACGATGGCCCCGAAGGTGTTGCCGACGCGGTCGAGGTCGAACTGCGTGGCGTACAGCCACGCGCTCATCCCGGAGCCGTCGCCTGCCGGGTCCGTCAGGAACGGCGACTTCGCCACCTCGACCTGGTGCGCGCCGACCTTCCGGAAGGCGTCGACGGGCAGGCTCGAGATCAGGTCGGAGCGGACGCGGAGCCCAGCCCACACGGCGGAGTGGCGCAGTGCCGTGTCGGGCGTGACGGACACTGCACCGGGGCCAGCCGATGGGCGGGAGCGGACGCCGACGTCGGACAGGCTCGTCGCACGCGAGGCACGGAACAGGCTCACGGGCTGCCCTCCTCGCGGTGGCCGATGCGGTCGACGAGCTGGGATCCGGCGAGCACGAGCACCCCGGCGGTGACGATGCCGGCGCCCGTCGACCAGGTCGCGACGACCACCCCGATGCCGATGGCGACGGCCAGCAGGCCGACGACGTCGAGCAGGGTGGTGATCAGGTCGCGCATGCGTGTGCCCTTCACCCGAAGCTGCTCATGAGGTCGTAGTCGACGGCGCCGAGCGCCGCGTAGGTCGCGATCGCCGCGGCGTACAGGGTCGAGAGGTCGATGTCGGCAGCCGCGGTGAACACCCACTCGCCCTTCTCTGACGACGGCGCCGCCGCGGTCACGGCGGCGTCGAGGTCGGGGTGCGGGCGGATCGCGAGCTGGCCGTCGCGGACGGCGTCGTAGAAGCGGGCGCAGGCGCGGCGCGTCTCGATCGAGTTCAAGGTGTCGAAGCCGGGGAGGTCCTCGAGGTCGGGGACGAGCGCGCCGGCCGCCATGCCGCCGGCGACGACGACCTTCTCGATGCCGTGACGCTCGCACCGGTCCACGACGTAGGGCAGCACCCAGGACACGCCTTCGCGGTGCTCGATCACCTCGACGTGCGTGCGCCCGTCGCCGCGCGGCGACGCGACGGCGACGCTGGACGCCGCCCGGTCCGGGGTGATGTGGACCGCGAGCGCGATGCCCGAGCCCGGGACCGTGTCAGGGTCCTGGACCTTCCACCAGTCGGGCATGTGGAACAGGCCACCGACGGCGGGTGACTCCCACCAGCCCATGCGCTCGCGCAGGAACTCGGGCACCGGGAGGGCGCGGCGTTCGGCAGCGATGTACGTGACCGTCATCCGACCCGCGCCGATGGCCTTGTTGGCCGCCCGCCAGTTGTCCGGGTTGTCGGCGGCGCACCCGACTGCAGCCTTGCCGTGGTCGCAGTCCTCAGCTGCGCAGCCCTCTGGGGCGCAGTGCTCGACGTAGACCAGCGACGGGTCGCCGCCGCGGCCACGGTCGCGGATGCCTCGGAGGATGTCCGACGTCGCCAGGCCGGCGCTCGAGGCGTACAGCACGAGCGGGTTCGGTCGGGCCGACAGGGTCGGAAACAGGGCGCCCATCATTGCCCCGGTCAGGAAGAGCGCCTCGTCCAATATCACGAGGTCGCCGCTGAGCCCTCTTCCGCTCGCCTGGCTCCTTGCAACGAAGACGATGCGCGAGCCGTTGGTGAAGGTGAAGCCTTCATCGCCGGTGGAGAACGACCGCTTCGCGACGAGCTTCCCCAGCTCGCTCGGGTCATCCTCCGGTCCGAACAGCGCGAGCATCGCGAGGAAGGCCTCGTGCGAGGTCTTGTACCGGTGCGCCGACCAGACGATCAGCTGCCGCGGGACGAACACCGCGGCGGCCAGCGCGATCGGCATCAGGATGCCGGCGGACTTGCCGTTCTGCCGGGGCTCGACGATCGCACCTTCGAGCATCGCCCACGAGCCGTCGGCGTTGATCGACTGCAAGGCGTCCACGGCCTGGCGCTGATGCTCGTCCAGCTCGAGGCCGCACGCGCCAGCCAGGTCGACGGCGATGTCCCCGAGCGTGTCCGCCCGGGGCGGCATCGTCAGGAACGCTGGCGCCCAGAGGTCAGGAGCCGGTTCGCTGGGCACGGCGCTCCGCCAGCTGGTCGATCAGGCTCGCTGCCGCCGGCTTCGCCTTGGCGATCTCCGCCATGACGGCCCGCAGCTCCTTCGCCAGCCCGGCCTTCGCGGAGGCCGGCGTGTCCGAGCGGTGCAGAGTTCGGCGCAACTCGGCGGCGATCTCCCCGAGCGTGAGCGGCTCGGCGTCGCCGGCCGCGACGTCGGCGTGCCCGTCGATCGCGACCACCTCTGCGACAGGCCCGGGCCGATGCCCGCGCGTGTACCGAGTGCGGCATCCCGAGTCGCAGAACTTCGCCGTGGAGCGCCGGTCGTCGCCGATCGGCTTCCCGCATGTGCGGCAGGTACGCATCAGCGGACCTCCCGGGTAGCGCTACGGCTCGATGTCACGGCGGAGAAAATTGGCAGG